TTACCTTTAGGAGAAATAACTGTTGCAGATGCAATTACTTCCCATGCTGGAGTTACGAATGATCTAACTGCTGTATTTAGCTGTGGGCCAAATCCTGGCATTTTTTATCGTTCCTTTTCTAATATTAGTTGTTAACTGCTTACTAATATCCCGTCGGGACCGATAAACCGTAAATGTAAGCACAACCTGCAGGATTATTCACAAATGTTTGCATTCCAACTACCATATAAAAGATGTCGGCAGTTGCAACGCCACCACTTGCGCCACGAATTTCGAAGATTTTCCTTCCATCAGTCGTATAGAAACCAATAGGAAGAATTTCTCCTCTGCCCCAGACATTATCTGAAACAAAGTCAATTCGTGTTTTATCCCAGTTGTAGGATGTTTTTACTGGCGCACCTGCCATTTGCATGTTATCGCCAAAATACATATCAAGAGCTTCATCTTTGGCAGCTTTGTGTATAATTGAAACAAGCTGACCAATCTCCTCATATGCATTTGCTTGTGCAGGATGCATCCATGCTCTAGGATTGAAATTATTATCAATTCCAATCCTATTGCCGATTTTATTGATTGCCAATCTCGGCAATGGCAATGTCAATGCCGAACTGCTAGCATTAACACCATTCGCGCGGATTTCAGGAGTTGCACTGCGCGAAAATCCAAGCCATGTTCCACTCGATGAATTAGAATCATGATATGGAACACCAAATAGACCTGGCAATGCTGTAGGAGAGCTAATACCAGAAACTACAAGGAAATCGCCAGCAGTGGAAGTAGCGATAGCAGGAGTTACTGAGATTGTTTTATTTTCAACATCCCAGAATGTGATTAATCCTGACCCCTTGTTAGTTGCTAATGTTGAGTCGAATACTTGAATGGTCTGACCATACCTCACTAATCTTGCTCCGAAACCATCGGTAGTCAGAGTATAAGTATCAACACCAGCAGCAGTTGCAACAGTTGTAATTGTTCCAACTACTCCATTGCCTGATCCCATTAGCTGTGCATCGATCTGTCGCTTTAGTTCATCTAATGCTCTTGCGGTGAAACGACGGACAGCAGATGTGATAGCTTTCCTATCAGAATCAGTAGCCCATTCAGTCAGTTTCGTATATTCAATATTCTCTGACATGAATACGCATTGCAAAACTGCCTTATCGAATGTTTGCGCGCCACCTCGTCCAAGATCTCCACCGTCAGCATTGAAATACTGAAATGATCCACCAGGACGAATTTCTAGTGGAATGCGCATTTGTCTATTGCTGATCTTTTCTACATCTCGCTTTTTGATATTCGTGTAGAATCGATCATCGTAGTCATACAACGTCTGTAGCTTTGGAATGACTCTTTCGAGTTCCAATGCTACAACTTGTGTTTCTGTTGCTGCCATTTTTTATCCTTTTTCCTGAGATAAATTATCTTCTTGCATTTTCGACATCTTAGATGTGGTTGCCAAGTTTTTCCAATATGTCTAAATTCAAGAAATAATTTGCTTTTACATGTTGCACAACGATAAACCATTAATCTTGTGCTAAAAAGTCCTGATAACTCATACCTTTTGGAACTTCTGATTTTCCTTTACCGCTCGATTGTCCACTACTACTTCTACCAGGTGGAACTGGTCCCTTCTTATCTCGCTGCTCTCCATCACGATCACGTTTTGTAACATTTAGGCCGCGCAAAGCCTCATTTCTTGTGCGCTGTATTACATCACGTAATAATGACTTAGCTTTACTTAAATATGCATTTCTAACTTCTTCTAATGATTGCCTGCTATAATTATTCTGTGCTGCCTTGCGCCATAATCCGTCGTAATGTGCTCTGAATCGTGTATCTTTATCTATCAGCGATTTAACAAGTGATAATGCTTCATTTGTTGCAGTCTTTTTGACATAATCAGTCATATGGTTCTTCGGGTCCATATTTATGCTGATTGTACTCTTCAATGCATTCTCAACTCGTGTAGTAATTGACTCGACAGCATTATCTAATCGTTCCCTAGCAAATTGCTCGCGCTCTCTTCTCAAACTATCAGATTCAGGATTCTCTTCAGATTCTTTACTGAACTTCGACGGAGTCGAAATTTGTGAGTTACCAAAAATAAATTGATTTAGAACTAATGCAGCATTTTGCAATGCTTCTTTCGAGTTCTCGTTACCAACTACTGATGCCTCGCGAAGCATTCCATTAGCTGCTTGACGAATTACATTACCAATTACATGATAATATGCATTCTGATCGACTTTTAGTAGTGAAGGAAGAAGATTATCTACGATTTTGCTATACGCTTTTTCATCAGTTTGCTTAACTGCTGAAAAAATAGATTCTGTGCTTCCGTTAAAGAGTTCTTGCTCGAATTTCTGTAATGTGCTGGATCTTTCAACTGCTTCTTTTGCATCTTCGACTGTTGGGAATACTTCTGCATATTGCTGCTCCCGATAATATGCCTTTTCTAAGTAGGGAAATTTCTTAAATAAATCGGGATATGCAGCTAGTATTTCTTTCTTTCTTACGGGAGTTATTAATTCATCGATTTGTTCAGGAATTTCATCTTCTATTTCTAATTCTTCTTCTTCATCTTCTTTTTCTTCTTTTTTATCTTCTTTTTCTTCTTTATCTTCATCATCTGCTAGTAAATCTTCTTTTTTCTCTTCCTTCTTATCATCTTTCTTATCATCTGCCAAAAGATCTTCAGCAGAATCCTCTTTATTGAGGATATCAAGCATCGCAGTTTGATCTAATGGATTAGTACTACTGGACTCTGGATTGCTCATTGCCACTTCTCTTCATTGGTGCTGCAATTGGTTGATTCATTGCTCCGGTTCTATCATTTCCTTTTGCTTGTTGTGGAGCAGAATTAGGTTGCGCGCTCTGGCCCATTTGCGAATTAGCAGCATTCATTTGCATTTGAGCTTGCATTACTTTTACATGACGTTCCATGTGAAGTAGAACATTTTGATATCCACCTGCATTATCAATTCGCGCGAGTCTACCAGCTTCAGATATTGCCCAAGATTTACAAATATCTGCATGGACTATATTGTTATCGATTAATGGATCAATATCTACTGATGGCGCAGGTTGTCCATCTGCTCCCATGCTTGGCTCGCTTGCCAAAAGCTGTTGAATTTCTTCATATTGCTTAGTTCTATCATCATTACCAGGAATTTCGAAATCTGTTAGGCCGATAGCTTGTTTTAATAGATCAAGATTACGCGGATCAGATAATGCTTCCATTACAAGAGGATTACCAGCTTGCATTAGCTGCATAATCACATCTTTTTTCTGTTGCCATGTTGCTGGTAATTGATCGCTTGCTTCTAATTCAACTGATCCAATTTTACCAAGTAATTCTGCTTTACGAACGAATACATTTATAAAATTTCCACTCTTATCTTGGCTAACATATCTCTCATCTTCAGATACTTCCTTAATGAACATTGGAATTACTTTACCGAATATCTCTTTCCACCATACGCATAGCATTTTCCATGGAGTTTGCAATCGCTGTAATGCTTGGGCGCGCGACATTGCATATTGTGCAGCAGTTTTGCTCGAATTAGGAGCAGCACCACCAAAAAGTGATGGCAATGCGCCAGTAGTTAGCTGACCCATCTCTTGAATCTTTTCACCAAATGGTAATACTTCACCTGATAATGAAGCAGTTTTAACTTGAAAAAATGCATCACCTAATGCTTTGCCACCTTTGGGAGTTGCAGGATAAATCGCGCCCGGTGATACTTCTGTTTGATCATATTCATTGAAATTGACTACTCCAGGATCAACAAATGTCTGAGGTATTCCATGTTCGATTGTTTGAATTGTTAGGCTGACTAGATCATTTGTTATGTCTTGAACTGATGTTAATAATGATCCAAGAGGATCATGATGCAAATAATCACTGAGTGGATTCTGAGTTAAAGTCCAGCAATCATCTAGTGATTCATTTTCACAATCTGCAAAATCATCATTTACTATCACAACTTTCGCGCCATCAGGGAATTTCTTTTTCAGCAGCGCGCGATCATCTTTGTCATTTATCAAATTAAATGCTGAAGGCCTTAACCAATTATTTCGAATTGTAACTGTATCTCTTGGATAATCTCCTCTGTACTGCGTAGATAATCTTCCCCATTGTTCATAAGGATCTGTGCTTCCCGTACTGCCTCCGGGAGATATTCTATCTCTTCCACTGTACTTTTCAACAAGGTGCTCATATCTTTCAATTGCATTTGTATAGTGAGTATCATAGCTAAAAATAAGATATGGAGTATCACATGGTTTCATTGCATAATTTGCAACTTTCACATATAATCCACCATATACTTCCATGCAAATTCTTGTTTTTGGTTCCTTCGTAGTTCCTACAATTCTCGACACGACTATTTTGCGCGTTCGATATTCCGGATCAATCTGTTGAAGACATTCAGGACAAATATATTCATTTTCATTAATTATTATGTCATGTGCAAGAATATCACTGTCATCAGGCATGAATTCATCATGTTCCAAATTGCTTAATTCGATATCTGGCTGCTCTGCATTGCATAATGGGCATACTTTATAAGATTGATCTTCTTCCTGATCTTCATATTTTGGAGTTTCAGTAGTTCCATATGATTCATCTTCTTTTGGATATGAATAACAGGCTATTAGTCCTTCAGTGCAATATATGTATAAAGCGTGGAGCCACAAAAGGGTGACATTATTATGTCGGGATATAAGCTCGGAAATTTTATCCCCAGCTTTAGCGGTTGCCAAATCGAGTGAATTGTCTGCGTCGTCTGGAAAACATTTGATTCCGGGTGTAGTAACGGATAATGCTGCAATGATTGATTCGAGATATGCGCGAAATACATTAATTGGTTTATCATAATATCCCTGATCTTGCGATGATGATTGATCCTGCGCGCGATCGAATACTCGCCAATCATGTGCGACTTCGGAGTACCACAATCGCTGAAATCCTTGCCAATAATATTTCAGTTTCTTCCACAGTCGAATTTGTCGATCGCGCACAAATTGATCTTCTTTATTGTAATAATCGCATAGCTCCTTTAATAATTTTTGGATATGATCGTCAACTTTCATCAGCTAATACCTAATTCTACCCGGATTTTGAATTTGTGATGCAAAACCTGGTCCTGCTCCTGGTTGTGTTTGTTGTCCTGTATTTATATCAGTTAATGGTCCCATTGGTCCTTGCATTCCACCCATAGGCATAGATGGACCAATAGGATTATTCATTGGTGGCATTCCTGGGAATTTATCAAATTGATTTCCCATTGGTGGAGGTGCCATTTGATTTCCTCCCATTAATTGCTGTTGCAAAAATGGCATTCCTTGTTGTGGTATTCCTTGTTGTCCCATCATGGGAGGAAAATTTAATCTCGGCTGAGGAATATCACCAGCATTTCCTAAACCAGGATTAGATGGTCCCATTCCACCAGGACCGGGATATGTTGGATTTGGTCTACCGGGATATTGTGATCTTCCACCACCACCACCCATACCAAAACCACCACCAAAATTATTCTGACCACCACCTAGAAAATCATTCATTTCTTACTCCATTTCATTCTTTTTTCTTTTGGAGTTTTCTTTACAAATTCTTCTGCTACTGCTTCGCTAGGTCCAGCATTGCCTAATTTTGATTTTGCTCCACCTGCAAGCGCGCGCATAAAATTAAACTGCTTCTTGCTTTTCGCTGGCATTTGATTCTCCGATTCCTAATTCATTTTCCAATTCTTCAGTTTTCTTTCTCAAAACTTCAGCTTTAACTCTATCTTCTTGTTCCATCATTTGCTGTTTAACTCGCCATGATGTATATGTTGTTACTGGTTTATGTTGTTCTGTTTTTTCTTCTTGTATCTGCATTGGCGCGCGGTTAAAAGATAGCAAAGATTCCATCAAAGATCGATTATTCCGTCGCTCCTGCTCAAGAAGATCACGAAGAAATTCACAATTAATGCAATGATTATCATTATCCCAAAGCCAATGCCAAAATAGTTTAAGCATGTCTATGTCGATATCTGGCAATAGGATGAATCCGTGATTTATCAATTGCTTCTAATGCTTGAGCTTTTCTGAAAAGGAAATTATAATCTTGATTTGCTTCGAATTCTTTAACAATTTTTTCTCTTGCTTGAAGTCTTTCAAATTCTGTAACTGATTCATTAAAATATCTATCGCATTCGTCTAACATGTATCTGATTCCGTCTAGTGGATCATCACCATCAAATTCTGCTATGTCCTCTTTTAGTTTTCCATCTGCTGTTGATTTCTGATATGTTGCTGCTTTGATAGCATCGATTAGTAATGGACAACAATCAAATATCTGCAACTTTGGAATATTATCTTCTAAGTTATCTGGTACAAACTTTGCCAGATAATTCTTATAACCTGTTTCACCATAATTGCGAAGATTCCAAAGCGCGACTTCCTCATCGTAAACTTCTCTCTCTTGAACTGGAACATATTTCATTTTCCAGCGGAGATATTCATGAAGTAGAATTTTACCTGCCACGCGCGATCCAGCAGAATTATTAGTAAGTTCTACATTTCTTCCCAAAGCATCAGTAACTTGTTGAAGAATTGTATGTTCTTGTCCTCTATCTTGTCCTGCTGACTGACAAATTTTAATTGATCGAGGATTTTCCTTGTTGACAAATTCCTTTACGTAAGCAGCCCATTCCTCAATTTTAGTCTGCTTCCAACTTAGTTCACGATAAATATAAACTCTTTTGGTGGGACTGATAGCACCAAATCCTACCCATGTCATAGCATGATATCCCCAATCTATGACCACTATCTTAGGCCACCATTCGGGAATATCGAATTGCTTAATTACATGAATTGCATTGGATGGTTCATCCGGGTAATTTCTGTCACGAAATTCCTCGAATACCATTCCTTCATATGCCGACCAATCCCCATATTTCTTTGCGCGCTTCTCAGCCTCTGATAACATTTCGAGGCCGCGTGCATAATCTTCGCTAACTTTTGGATTATCAGCTAAAGTTGAGAAAATGAATATTCGTTTATTTCCTGCCTTACCAATAATTTTCTTTCCACCACGCGGCGCAGGATCAATAAATCTTTTACGAACCCAAGTATGCCCAATATTTCCTGGCATACCGGACGCGCGAATGATTGCAGGTAATTCTGGTGTGCTAGTTCTCACTCGTGAAAATGCTACGTATAAGTATTGAAATTCTGTGAATGATTGCAATTCATCAGGCAAAAATAAGTTAATTTCCATGGAGTCATACTTATATACGTCGTCCTCGTGCTCCATGTGCCCGAAGAAGATTAAAGCGCCGGAGGGAAATTCCCAAACTAAATCTGATTTATTAAACTTTCCACCGAAAGCATTATACAATATCTTACTTCTAGGAATAATCTCTGCTTTTAATTCGCCATAAGTTCTTCTAACAAATAGAGCTTTGAATCTAGGATGTTTTACGAACTCCCTGATAATAGGATAGATCATGAGACATTCTGATTTGCCCGGCCCGGCAGAACCACCAAAAAATCCCTCACGAATAGTATCAGGTAGGGCCAGGAATTGTTCCTGTGCCCTACTGATTGGTCTCCATTCCATAACTAGGGATTAGCAGCCACAGCACTAGCAAGGTCACTATTAGCTGCATCAATTTCAGCAATCGATGCAGTAACAGCTGCTGCCACTGATTGAGCAGTAGCATTAGCATCTGCCAAAGCAGCATCAACTGCTGCCTGAATCTTTGCTGTAACTCCATTCAATGCAGCAACTGCACTAGCAATAGTACCTTTAACTTTCGTGACTTCCGCAGCGAGAGCATCTGTTTCTGCTGACATTTTCTTTTCTCCAAATAGGCAGTTAAGAATTATTCTTAACAGCATTTTCCAATACAATTCTACTTTTCTCCAAACGCGCAATCTGCTTTTTTACCTCTTCTTCTGTTAATGCATCACCACGAACGAACATCACAAATTTGATAAAATCTTCTATTGAATCGATTTCAAACTTAAACATTTTTCTGCTCAATTACAAATTAACCAAATGGCTTAACATCAGGACCACGCAAAATGTAAAGTGCCGCAAGTCCCGCAATACAAATACGAATTACTAACATAACATCACCAGAAACAGGCAATCCAATTATACGTAGCAGAGGAGGAAATAGAGCTATTAGAACGACAACAACTATCACGGCGATAATTACGCGCCAGAGTAATGCTGACATTTCATATTCCTTTTGTTGCGAAGTTCATTCCTGCTCCGACTAATCCGCCTACGAGAACATCTGTAAGGTAGTGCTTATTAGCTGCTGTTCGAAGATATGCTGTGCTAACACCGAAATAAAGACATTTTCCTGCACAAGAGAATGATAATGCTGTATGTTCGCTGTAGAATGATTTATTATCGCTTTTGTCAGGTCGCGAGCGGTGAATGACTGCTTTGACCAATTCTGAAATGCCGATAATTGATCCATCTTTTATTCCTATTTTAGCAAGCGCGCGTTTAGGATTATCACTTCTTGCTGCATGAAAAATATCAATTCCTATTGCTGTTCCTGTTGTAGCATAACTTATAATATCGGCTACTCGCTGATTACTTTTCCATGCTAAATCTGGATCGATTGATGTTGCCTGTGCAGATGCATTAATAGGAAGAAGAAGAAATAAAACCACAATTGGCAATTTTTTCTTAAGTTCAATAATTTCCTTCAACAAATTCTGATTCAATATTTTAGTCTCTTGCAATTCCCTATTAACAGCAGCCCATCCGCCATTAGTTGCTTGATGAACCTCTTCTAGTTTATCTGCACTTTCATCAAGTTTAGTACTATTAATTTGTTGATTTTCAATTTGTGATGCTCTGATTTCTGTAAGTTTCTTACCACCATAAATCGCATCTATAAGGAGTTTTAATCCACCTGCTACTGCTGCAATTACTAAGAGAACTGACTGGACGTCCCATGTTGCCATTTATTCTTTTTGCTATTCTGATCTGAAGATTGGCGCATTCGAGTTGCGCGCGCTAAAGAATATTTGAAATCTTTTCTACCAATTCAATGAACTTACTGACTGATACAATTTGAGTAATTCCATCTTTCTCAAGAGCTTTCAGAACTTCAATTGCTTTCTTAGTTTTATCTGTGCAGATATAAACTGGATATGATTGCCAGTGAGTCATATATGGATAATAGTAATTATCATAGAAATACTCACTAAGATTATTTTGGGATTGAACTAAATTATTTCTTTCCCAATTATAAACCATATTATGATTCATCACGACAGGATTTTCACAAATAGTTCCATTACTCTCTTGCAACATAAATCCTCCTAATAACTGAAAGCACCATTATCACCATTTGGCAATGTAGCAACTACTACATTACTTCTTTCTCTCACCGAGCTAACCGAATTCTGATCTCTGCCATTTCCTGCCGATACAAGAAATCCCATCATATCGCCAACTTTTGGAAGATACAAATTCAAATCGCCCCATCGCGATGAATAAGCCCAGTTAGTATGGAAATCTGTTAGAATGGGCGCGCCCGTATTAATTCTTCCTTGCCACATTTGAATAAATGCTGCACCAGATAATTTGCCACTCAATGCAGCAACAGCCCAAACAGTATATTGAAAATTATCATCTGATGGAGGATGAGTGAAGTATTTCCAATTTTCTGGAACTACTTTATCGAATTGAAAACTTAATCCAGGATGCGCAGCATTTGAAGGCTCCATAACTATTCCTTTAATTGAAATAGTTATTGGCCAAGTATGAATATCTTTTGGAGATGAATTAATAGTTACTGTCGAAAGGTCAATCATGTCTTGGCCTGGAGGTGGAGGTGGCTGATTTCCACCATTACCACCGCCATTCGAACCAAGAATCTCAAAATCGAAATCTTGCGCGCTCGGCAGTAATGGATTATTTGATAATCGAACGCGCCCTGTTATGTTTGACATATGCTTAGTGCTGGAAAATTAGTGCTGGAAAGTTACGCGCCATAACTAACAAGTAATCCATTCTTAAATACAGCAGTCTTACCTACTAGATCGCCAGTAGTGATTGATGCAGTAGCACCAGTTGATCCATCAGATGATTTATAAGTAGTTGCTTGCAATGTGATGGTTCCACCGGAAGGAGGAACTATTGAGAAATCTGGAGTATTGCCATTCGTCAATGTTCCAAATGTTTTATATGCTGTTCCATCTACGTCATATGCTTGGAGTAATGCTGTATGCGCGGTCGTTGTATCTGATTGTAATGCCATTCCACTTTGAAGTTGTATACCTAATGATGTAACTGAAAAAGAAGGAGTAACAGCGGGATCAGTGTAAAAATTAATTCTTCCTGGTACATGACTTGCAGACGGAGCACCATTAGTTTTGAACTCAATATATGATGATAGCTGGAAATCGCTTCCATCATATCCATTAACTAATAGTGACAATAAAGTATCAGATGCACCATTTGCAGCAGGTGCAGCCATTGTTCCTTTAGAAGTATAAACTAAGATTCCTGGCGTGGAAGAATCATTAGAATCACTTTCTAAAGTTAGAATCGCACCTTGTCCAGAAACATCACTACCACCTATACGAATACCAATTAAATTTCCACCTGGATTTGAAGCATAAACTGTTGAAGTCTTTAATCCTGCTGTTAAAGTTAAAATGTCCGTAGTTTTGTTATATGTCAGTCCACTATCACCACTAGGCTGAGTTCCATCCATGTAAATGACTTGAGTATCACTTGCTACTATTGCTCCTGTTGCAATTCCTGTATTAATCCATTTTGAACTTCCAATATCATATGTTAGAACTTGACCTGCTGATGGTGAACTAATTGTTACATCTGTGAGTTCTGCTAATGTTGATGTTGTAGTTGTTAGCCGCTTCGCGACTAAGATTACTGTGACAAAATCTCCGCCGCTAACTGCTGATACTCGCGCGCGCACGAATAATGCGGATGTACTGAATGTTCTAATTGCTCCTGTTGTCGATGTACTTGTATCTTCTGTGCTCCAATTGCTGTTATCATTACTTGTCTGAATTAGAACTGTAATACTTGCTGGAGCAGATGGAAGAATAGTTTGCCAAGTTAATGATGAAGCCGCAGCAGGCATTGCAAATGCTGTTCCATTTTGCACCCCAATAACTGCTCCATCAAGTGAATTACTTGCCTGGCCTAATTGTAAAGTATTCATTTTACTTGTTCTAATTCGGAGGGAGATGAAAGATTCAATTCAGCAATCAATTTTTGCTGCTCATTATAAAGATCGATATTTTCTAACTTCTGACTAAGTTGAATTATCTGTGAATTCTGCTGTGCTATGATTTTTCTTAGTCGATGATTTTCTACTTTTAGTTTTTCTGTTTCGCTGTATGTTCTAATTTGCTGTGCTAACCCTTCCGAAGATTGGCGATCATCTGTGATTTCATGCGCGGCCCTGGCGGGCCGTATATCATTTGGAACTTTCAAGCGCGCACCTTTACCATTATTATCAGACATAATCAACAAACACCAATAATTATTCCATTAACTTCTGACCATTTGAATTCTGGATAATCATCAAACAAATTCAAGTAATCATGATTCCATTGATGAAATATTCCGTTATGCTTTTCTATTTTTGGCTCTTGAATTACGATTAAGCGAGATGAGAGATGAGCTATGTTATGTATTGCTAACATAACATCTTCTGGCGCGATGAGTGATAGAAGTGATGATGTGAAAACTAAATCGAATTTTGTGATTGATGATTGGAATTGAAAATTCAGAATCGAGCCATAAATGAATTTGACATCAGGCGCGCGCTTGTGAAAATAATCTAATGCTTCTTTATTTATGTCTAATCCTGTATAATTTTGATTTCCAAATGCTGCAACTAATCGATCGTAATTTGGTCCGCTATTGCATCCTATTTCAAGAACTGATTCGAATGGAGCGAAGTGAGCTAATGCATCAATTAAATCATCTCTGTATGCAGCAGAAGAAGTAGCAAGATATTCTGCTGGTTTTTCTGGTCGATATGATGACCAGAAGATTAATGATTCCTGGGTTAGCTGGTTCATTTCTTTATTGGTTGTGCTATGCTATTCTGAATCAAGGCGCGCGCTTGCAGTTCTTTGAAATCTATTTTTCCTTCGAGAATTAATTTCTTAAGTTTCTCGAGAATTTCTTTTTCTTTTATTGAGAATAGTTCAAACATATGTCACAAGATTGGCGCGGGACCCGAAGGGTCCTGTAATTTATTCACTCACTGTTATTACATCAAACTCCGATTCATCGCGCATATGAGGCCGATAAACCACAACTTTAGTCGAGTTATCTTGAATCTGAATCGATGGTTCCATGTTCTTAACTACTGCTGACATATCTTTAGCAATTCCTGCTAGATCACGTGGCTTGATTCCAATTAATGATTCTGGTTTGATTTCTCGCAATGCCATCATTAATCGTGAGTGAGCTTTATTACTGATTCGTTCCTTCGTAATATTTATCTTCGATGCAAGTTTCGGATCTGGTTCGTGATATGTTGTAGTTGATGTTGCTCCGTTTTTGTATGCACTGATTGAAGATTGCGATAGACCAGTCGCGCGCATTAGTGTGCTATTCTTTGCTCCCTGCGCGCCCTCGACAGCAACGATTTCCCTGATGATTTCTGGAGTTTCTTTTGTGCCTGGAATCCGACCTCGACGAATATCAACTAGCTCACCAATGAGCGCACGTGGTTTGTTATCTTCTGATTCATTAGTATCAGAATTAATACCCGCCTTAGCAAGTTCCTTTTCAAAATCTGAAGAATCAACTACACCTAGCGGCATGATTATTTCCTAATGAATCTAGTATCTTGCTTAATTCATAAGCAATCATTAAGTTTAGCGTTTCACCCTTACCACGATATTTATTTCTACCTTTTTTAACTGCATCTAATGCATTTTCTCTATCCGTTGCTAGAAATAAATGTTCTGGATTGAAACATGCTTTAACATCACATTTGTGACATGATCTTAATATAGAACCAAAATTATGATTTAGAAATCCAACAGCAGACAATATATGTAGATTTCTACACTTGCCTGCCCATATTCCACTTGCGTAACATGACTTATCAGAATTATATTTAACAAACCAGCATCCTGTTACTGGATCAGTATATGAATGCTTGGCTCTAATATAATCTCGGACTAAGCTCCGTTCATTTTGGTCCATCTGGTTGAGACCAGTATGGAGGAACTTGCGTCCAAAGTCAAGTGAAATCGACTAAAGATGAACAGAAGCCAACGCTAACTAATATTACAATTAAGATAACTACTAATATATGGGACCCTATTCAAATTGATAAATATGGAGTGATCAATATTCGCCCTTGGATGCGATGACATGGAACCTTACGGGGTGCATGGTAGGGGGGTCATAGTAATGACGAGTCATACTGAAATAGTATGGCTGATTTATCTTGACATGTTCAGGCTGATATCAGATGATGATGTCAGCGCAATTAAGCGCGAATGAGAGGTTGATATGATTGAGTATGTCATTCGGATTCAAGTAGTAGAGAAGGCAAGGAGAGAAGGCATAGCAGAAATTGAGACAGTGCGTGAAATACCCGAAACTGTTATCCTCTCACTTGACAGAGATTTCACTACGCTCCGAATTGGCGATGCTGTCTCAGAAGCGCAGCGCATATTTAAGCAGATTAACAAGGTCAAGTAAATGAAACTCCTACTCACGCGCTGTCAGCTTTGCAGCAATTGGTATGCTCCCTTCCGCTCGCATTGTGATGTGTGCGGTTCATTCGCAATGCGAGTAAATGGTGTGCTTCGCTATTTCGATTCGCGCGGAATTGAAGTCAAGCGCGCGACTGATATGATTTCTGTTGATTCAGCTATCACGAGACTTGTCAATCGCTGTCAGTAAACAAAGTTATAGCCCGCTAACCTATATGATTAGCGGGCTATAACTTTTATCGCGCTGCGCCGATGCCAGTAATAACTCGACGTGCTTCATCCTCTGATAGCCCGTGCAATTTCATAAGACCCTTGATAATAGATTCGGTAACATATTCTGGTGAACTAGTATCAGGCTTCTCGATTCCGGCAGCCTGCAAAGCTTCTGTAGTCGCCTTTGCGCGAGCGGCTGCTTTCCTCTTTGCATTGACAACTTGGATAATGTCAGCAGGGCCGAGCTGCTCAGACTGCGGAATCTCCTCTGTCTTCTCTACTGCTTCGAACTGGCCGGAGAATGAAACTGGCGATGGTAGAGTTTTTCCGTATGCGCTCTCAACAGTTCCCTTAAATGTCTCTGTCTTCATTTGCTCATCTCCTTGAATGGCCTTAATTGACCATGTAAGAAGGATAGCATAACTCGCTTGGCTTGTCAAGTGGAAAATCGCATCGCTAATATTTAAAATCCTGTCTCAATTCAGGCGATGTTCGGGAGTGGTTCGGGAGTGATTCGGGTGAGTTTCCGTCGGCGAAATGAGGGCTAAGTGCTTGACTGACAATGACTTAGCCGTTACCCCCTCTCCCCTCCCTACTCCCAAGCACAAAAGGCTAGTTTCCCACTGACCCCTTTTTGGGACACTTGTTTGGGTAGTGTTTTTGGTAGTAGTCTTATTTTTTTATATATATTATTATAACTACTACTACCAAAACTACTAACTGTCCTCGAAAGGGGACACTTGACAAGTAGGCTATTGTGTGCTAGAGTAGCCGGGTGAGTGGGGTATCAGGTCCAAAGCAGGCTAAGTTGGTCTCTAGCAGGCAGTTAGCGGCTACGCCGGCCGGCGGAAACGACACCGACACGAGACCGACATCAGCCCGACACTCGACCGAAACCATCCAGCAAACCAAATATTAGGAGTAAACATTATGAAAACTTTCAGATTCCACTACAATGGCTCGTATGCTGATGTTTCAGCTAACTCAGAAGCAGAGGTTCATCCTATGATTTTGCTATTGCATTAGCAAATCAAATTAGTGAGCACACCAATGCTTGATTTACAAGAAGCAGAAAAAGGTGTGCCAGATGATATTAAGCGTGAATTGTTAGATTGCGCGCTTAAAAATGGTCAAATTTCCTATCATTGGTTGTTGAACCTTTACAAACGCGGAATGCGTAATCCTATATCGCACAGCGACGAATATTATCTAGCAATGGCCGCATTAGATAATTATCCTATTGACGATGGACTACCTAAAAGCACATCAGTAGTATACAGGATACACCAATTAGGCCATCGCATACCAAAACTAGACTACGTAGCAATCTTAAAGGAAGCAAAGCAAATCGTCAATAATAGTGTGCTATATCGAAAATTCATAGATGGCACACCATTAGAAAATGATATTGCTGTTTGGATGGCAGATTTTGCTGTAAAGATTGCAGAGAATAAATAATGCATCCATTTCGCGCGTCACAAATTCACCCGGAAAAATGCACTGATTGTGGTAGGCTCGCGCCAGTGCATGGACCAAATGCACAATGCGAAACATGCCCAAACATAGGACCATGTGAACTAATAGATAATATGCTTATGTGTGCTAATTGCCAGGCGCGCGATGCTGAGATTAAACTCGAATTAGGCGAATCATCTCCTGCTCATAATCATATCGAACAGCGCGCACTTAAAATCCGAAATGACACAGACAAGGATATACCACTCAATAGTCGTCATTACCATGTAAATGTATGCAAGTCAATTGTTCAAATCGAAGATGATATTAGAGCGAATCCTGAGAACGGCACAGACGAAGAAAAGAATTTTATCATTGCTCAGTATCTAGAGCACAGAATACAGGAATTTCAAGCAAGAATGTTTAAGCGCGCGCAAGAGCAAGAATCAGATAAAATCTATGTAATGACTGACCAAAGATATCTGAATCAACTTGTACCAAAACTGCGCGATGAATATCGAGAAAAGTTTAGGAAGTATGATATATCATATAAACCGAACATTCAAAAAATATCAACACCGCGCGCTTCGAAAGTCACGCGGTCAGAAAAAGCACAATCAGGCGCGGCAGCATTATTCAACATCAGTCCAGAAGAATTTAAGAGGCGAATGGAAGAACAATTGAAAAATGTATTAGGCATTAAGTGTACTTGTAGTGAAACTCCTGGTATTTGCAGATTGCATCCGGTGAAATCATGATTAAATGTCCTGTTTGTGACAAAGAATTTAAGAATCAAAAAGACCTAGATAAACATCTCAATCACGGCGGTTATTGGCTGCCTAAATCAAATCGCCAATCTTCAGATCAGACCAGATTACATCCAAAAGGAGCACAATGACTGATTTTCCTGTCGGTAATGTGATTTGTGAATCATGCAATAACATGATGCATTTTTCACATCAACATTCTTCTGATTGGATAGCAGTTTTCTATTGTAATAACCCAAAATGCCAAACGTATGGATTATTACTTAGAGATAATGAAATCAAATATGCTCATAAAGTAGTTGATATTGAAAGTAACTCAGACACAAAATGACACAAACAAAATGACAAGAAATGACGCAACCAAACTAACACGCCAATTATTAGACCAGCATAACCTACCAGATTGGAAAATTCGTCTTATTTCAGATTTGACCCGTCCGTTTCTAGGCAAGTGTAGTTATCAAGACAAATGCATATATCTAAATTCCCATCATATCGATACTCATCCTGAAGTCGAAATTATTAACACAATAAAACACGAAGTAGCACATGCTTTATGCCCAAATCACCAACACGATTCAATATGGGCAGCTAAAGCGCGCGAATTAGGATGTGATAATACATCAGAATGCGCGCCATATTCATTTTCGGCATCAGCAATAGATGCGATGCGAAGCGGTGCAATACTCGAAGTAGATTTTGAAGAACAAGTAATTCGCACTCCTACATATAAAATCACAAGATTACAGGATAAATGTCCAGAATGCGGCAAAGTTGCTAAAGAAAAGTCATCATTCGAATTAGGAAATAAGAAGATAATTATTCTAGAATGTCTGCATGTCATTTCTCGCATAATTGAATCATCATCGCCATTTGAAACTCTAATTTTTGATGGTGATAAGAACTGCAAACATGAATTCATTAAAACAGAATGCATCAAATGCAAAGCACATAAGTTATATCCATTTCAAGTTGAAGCAGCACAATTTATCGAGCGCGCGAATGGTCGATGTGGAATATTTCACGAGATGGGTCTGGGCAAGAGCATTATTACTTTCGCATGGCTCAAATTTCACAGCGAAGCATTGCCAGCACTCTTTGTAGTAAAATCCGGAATAAAATATCAGTTCAGCAAAGAAATAGTGCGCGTTCTTGGCATGGGATATGTGCCACAAATCATTCAAACATCGAAAGATTATCTTCTGCCAGGATTCAAATGTTATATTGTGTCATATGATATGCTCCGTCGTATGGATTTAGAAAGATTGAAAAAGTTAGGAATCAAGACAGCAATACTTGACGAATGCCAACAGATTAAAAATGTTGACTCATCCCGAACGCAGAATGTGCGCGTGCTAATTCGTGATATACCTCATATCCTGCCATTAAGCGGCACTCCGTGGAAAAATCGCGGCAGTGAATTATTTCCAGTCTTGAATATCCTTGACCCGCAAAAGTTTTACAGTTATCAGTCATTTCTCAATCGTTGGGTAGATTATTATTGGGATGGAGCAAGGCAAAAAGTAGGCGGAATTAGAGATATTAAGAGATTCAGAGAATATACTAAAGATTTACTTATCAGGAGAGAGCGAGCAGAAGTAATGCCAGAATTGCCATTAATTCAGCGCAATGCAATATATTGTGAGATGGATGAAATTGCATCAAAAGCATATAGCAGTGAAGTAAATGATTTTGTAAATTATTGGAATCAGCTCACTATTGGTGGAGAAGAAGATAGTTTTGAAGCACAACAGAATATTCTTGCGCGCCTAGCAAAAATGCGGCATATCACGGGATTAGCAAAAATTCCTAACACATTGGAACAAGCGCGCGATTTCCTAGAAGAAACTGAGCGAAAACTTGTGATATTTGTTCATCATAAAGATGTTGGAGAATTAATCTTTAATGGTCTGCAAGCTATCTGTGCAGAAGAAAATCACGCGCAACCATTAAGATTAACAGCAGATTTAAATAGTGAATCTCGATTTGAAATGCAAACTAAATTCAATTCACCAGATTACAGAATAATGGTTGCATCAACTACAGCATTTGGAGAATCATTAAATCTCCAAACATGCAGCGATTGCATAATGCATGAAAGACAATGGAATCCTGCTAATGAGGAACAAGCAGAAGGAAGATTTATTAGAATTGGTCAACAAGCATCAGCAGTTACAGCAAGTTATATGTTAGCTGATGGTTCAGTGGATGATATCTTTCATAACATAGTTGAAGCTAAAAGAGCTGCATTTCACTCAGCTATGAATAATGGTGAAATGCCAGGATGGAATAATGTGAATATGATTAAAGAGTTGGCTCAATCAATTATTAATTCTGCGAAAGGAATGAAATGATTGTCAAATTCTACGGTGAAGTAACAGAACAGTTTAGCAAAGATTTAGCAGAAGCATTGAGAAGATTAAAAATATTGAAAGAGCCAATGACTATTGAATGTATTGCTGATCCAAATAACTTCAATCAAGAAGAATTAGAAGCTACTTTGATAAAGGTAAGAAACGAAATAGAAATGATAGAGAATCCATCATGAAATGTTATTACTGTGATCATCTAGCAAGTGAACATTATAATTTTGGCGACGGTCCATGTTTGAAATGTGATTGTATTTATTTTGAAACAGAATCAGTTGAATCTAGAATTGAGATGTCAGATGTTAATGAATTGAAGAATGAAGTTATGATTTTAATGATTCAATCGATGGAGAATAAAAATCATGATAGATAAAGAATACATTTTTGATTTGAAGTTAGAAGTAAAAGAATCAGATTTACCATTTAATCTTATATGTAGTACAGGAATACAATCTGGTAACTTAAATGAAGTCCTAGGTAATTTTCCAAGAGCAATGACAAGAATGCTAAAGGAACAAAATATGACATTCGATGAACTATTAACGACCAACATCGCGCGAGAACTTGATAAATCAAATCAAGAATCAAATGAATTAAGAATTAAACTTGAGCAGCTCCGAAAGGGTTATATTGAGATTGCATCTGCATATCATTTATTGAATCATTTTGATAATGCACATCGGCATAATGGCGAGAATTGGCTATTATGTGATGCTATGACATGCATAGCTCACAGAGATTATCTTAATAAATTAGGATTGACAAACAAATGAAATGCCCAAACTGTCAAAATAGCGATGAATCAATGATAGAACAGCTAATGCCAAATAAGTATTTTTGCAAAGTTTGTTCTAAATCATTTATTATCAAATTAGATGATAAGAAGGAGAAGAAAGATGAAACTTAAAACTTATCAAATAATGACATTAGTAGATTTCTTAGAAGAATTTATAGAAGAAAAATCTAAAATTACAATTAACATGGATTTAGATCATGGAAATTTGAATAGAAGAAGAACAGTACTAGTAGATTATTTAGAAGAATTATTTGGAGAAGAAGAAGAAAAATGACAATAATAAATCTGACAATCCAAATCGATGAAACTAAACTATCTACAAATAATTATACAGTTGACCAGATGGTAGAGAATCTGAAGAATGAGATTTTATCATTTGGGAATTATGATAATGAACCTGATACTATGAATGTTACTATTGATTGGGTGATTCAGAAATGACTCTTTTAAATCAGATTCTCTATCCTATTGGATTGCTATACTGCATAGTAGGTATATATTGTTTGGGTCAATTATTCTATTGCATATTCATAAAATGGCCTAATGAGCATATTGCTAGATTAGAAGATGAAATTTACAGATTAAGGAATTATGACTCAGAAAAACGTAATTCTTGATGCAACAGTCCTATCGAGTTTAATGAGTTGTGCGCGCTTGACCGATTTCAGATATAATCACAACTTGCAACCTATAGGCGGAAAAAGTAATTCTCTTGAAATCGGATCGATAATTCATAAAGTTTTAGAACTCTATTATTCATCCCTCGCGGCTGGTAAAATGCGCGATGAGGCAATCAAAAAAGGATTAGAAGCAGGATTATTATATGTCAAATCCTGCCCATATTGCACAGGATTCAATCAAGAAGGTAAACCAATATGCGGTCATAAAGTTAATGAATATCCGGGTGTAGAAAATACTCCAGCAGATAATGATGGATATCAGACAGGTTATAACTACGCGTTCGATACATGTCAGCAATATTTCGATTATTATAAATCTGATAGTTGGATTCCACTCGATGTAGAATTTGTAAAACATGCATTAATTTATGAAGATGATGAAATTCGCATTCTTTGGAAGTCCAAACTCGATTTAACAGTGGATACAAATAATGGAATTTATCCCGTGGATCATAAAACGATGAAGCAGAGACGTGATACATTGTCACTTAATAATCAATTCATGGGACAATGTATCACTTCTAACTCTAGAGGTGTTATCATCAACAAAATAGGATTACAAAGCTCGCTGAAAGCGAGCGAGAAATTCACTAGACCAGTAATAACATATAGCCTAGACAGATTAACTGAATGGAGCCAGATGATAGTTCCATATTATGCAAAGTTAATGACAGTATATGCAGAAAGTGGACATTGGCCGCCTAACTTCACTCATTGCGAGAATAAATATGGAATGTGTGCGTTTAAGTCTGTATGTGAAGCTGATACTGGTATGAGGGAAGAAGAGTTGAGGCTTAATTTCATTGTTGGAACTCGTTGGGATGTTACTAATGATTAATTTTGAGGAGAATTATGATTAAAATTAATGCAACTATGACAGAACAACAATATGATACTATTTTAAGAGTGTTATATAATTATCGTGGCGATGATCTAGAACGCGCGAAAGCAGCATTTCGTGGTCTTTCAATTCAAGATATGAATAAGCAATATAGAGAAAGCGGTAAAACTTGTTTAGAAATTGTGCAAGGCTATGAAAATCATGTTGCCAAAATAGAATCCATTATTCAGATATTTAATAACTCAAAAACTGAAGTAAAAGGAGAATAGATTCCGTGAGCCGAAACAAGCATATTCATAGATTTACAAAAGTTAATATTGGGAAGAAGAAGGATTATGTAGTATTCAAATGTAATAAACCAGAATGCAGCTATTATATTCCATATGTTCTAGCAAAGAATCGCGCGTGTGAATGTAATCGTTGTGCAGAATTAATGTTACTTGACGCGCGATCAATGAAATTGAAAAAGCCACATTGCTTAAATTGTGTCGAAAGGAAGGAAAAGGATTTACATGATAAACTTAAAGAATTTCTGGAACTTAATGATCCATCACTTATTTCACAAGAATGATTTTCTCACTTTTGATCCACCAAGAATGTATTTGCATTGTACAGATTGCGATTATGAATCGCCAGGATGGGTAATTGAATGATTCAAAGATTAATTTTCATATTTAAAGTTTTGCTGTTAGGAGCATTACTAGCTGAAATTTATTTTCTTTTCTTGTTTGCTGCTAAGTTGAGATAATTTTATGAATAATTGGAATCCTAGATTAGAAAGTCATTGGCAATATGTAAGTGAGAAAAATCTATCTAATACTCTAGATTCTTTACTAAGAAGTGGACATCAAATACATTCAGTTCAAAGAACTTGGAGAATGTTATGGAAACGCTACTTCATTGTATCTTCAATTGAGAGATAATTATGCCTGATATGTCACAGTCAAAAATTGAATCACTTTATTCCATGTTCAAAGGAGAGCCAGGAACAAGAAAATCAACAGAAGCATTATCATATCCCGGCCCGCAATTCTGGCTATCGTGGGATAAGAAGATGCAATCTCTCATTTTGCCAATGCGAAATTGGAAGATTGATCCTAAGACTGTGACATATGAGGATTATGATGACTGGTCGAAGGCGCGCGCCAAACTTGAGCAATTACAAACAAATTGCCCATACAAAACAATAGTAGCGGATTCAGTTACATCATGTGGCGATTGCACATTAAATCAAACAATGAAATTGAAACGCGGAACCACGCGCGGTTCTGGTAGCGAAGCTGGAAAAAGAATTGCAGGAATTGTGGTAAACGAATTGGAAGATTATAATGCTGAAGCTGCTGCATTACAGGAACTTATTTCGCTCACAAAAGATATCGGGAAGTATCATAAAGTCAATATCATCCTTATTGCTCATGTAATACAGGCAGAATATAAATCCGTCGCTGGCGTAACTCATATGTCGCGCACTATCGTCACGGCAAGTAAAAAGGTAGCAGCTAAAATTCCAGCATATTGCGAAGAAGTTTACCATTTTAACATCAAAAAGTCATTCGATGCAGATAAAGGAGGCGATTATGCATTATTGACGACTCACACAGGAGATGATTTCGCGCGCACGAGCCTACCATTACCAAATGAAATTGTATTTGGTGATCAACCACTTTATGATAAGTGGATTCTGCCAGCAATTAACAAACTTAACTCACAAACCATTTAACATCACACAGGAAAATCATGTCACCAATTATCACATTCAACGAACAAGACATTCTCCGCAACAAAATCGTCGTACCCGGCTGGTATCATGTAAGAGTAGATAGAGTATTAGAGAAACCATCAACAGGGACTAATCCTGAAACAACTACCATTTGGCCTCTTGAAGGAACTATTATCAAGAATGCTGATAATGGTAGTGAAGAATTTGCTGGAGTTCCTACTCCTGCTGGATGGAATTTCAATGATAATCCTAAGGCTAAGGGATTTATGATTGGATTCTTTTCTTCATTGGGAGCAGAAGTTACTCCTGGTACGAGAATGGAATTAAAGGTTGCAGAGGGTAAGGAACTTGAAGTGTTCATTGAGAATGATACTTATGAGGGTAGGATTGTGAATCGAATCAATCATAAATATCGGAAATTGCGTTCTTAGGAGTGAATCATGCCTATTACACCACAAGAATTAGATGACTGGTTCACATATCATGCTCCCAAAGGAAATCAACCAGAAAGATATGTGCTAATCAGAGATACTGCGCGCGCTCTCGCAGATGTAATCGTGAACAATACACCATCCAGCGCAGATCAAACTGCTGCAATTCGTAAGCTGCGTGAATGTGTAATGACAGCTAATGCAGCAATCGCAATGGAGAAATAAAAATGTCAAAACCTGAAGAATCGATTGAAGAAGATGATGATGTTGATGCAGAAGAGGAAGAAGATGATGAGGAAGATGTAGAAGTTGAAGAGGAAGAGAATGAAGAAGATTCATCAAAGTGATTCTGACAAATGTTTTCTCTAGTTTGCTTCTGGCGGAGCGAATAAGCGAAAGCTCAATAGTTCTTTGCTGACACAAAAGAAACAGCCACACGAATCATAATGATGGATAGGAGCGCGCATCGTTATTACTAATTCCTATTAAAGGAGTATTAGCTAATTAATGATGCGCGCTCTCGTTTTTGAGGTGATTTAATGCCAAATAAAAATTGGGATAGTTTAGATCCATTTGATAAAATGTTACGTCAAAAATTTACATTTGGAATGGATAGTGGAACACAATTGATTATTCAGAAAGTTTGTGGGTTTGAGTTATTTAATACTAGACCATATCATAACTATGAAACTTGGTCAGATGGTTATCACGTAACAGATGGAAAATTTAAAGTTCAAATGGAAGATTTGGATGATGCAATTAATAAACTATTAAAGTTAAG